TTCCGCAGTCAAGATTGCCGCAGAGCTGGAAATCAGCCAGTGTACCGTATATACGGAACTGAAACGCGGCCAGGAGGCGGACGGCGAGGGCGGCGTGATGCTGGACGCGAACTTCCGGCCAGCATACAGCGCCGAGCGGGGCCAGACTGTGTACCAGAGGAACTTGCGGAACCGTGGACGACGCCCGAAGAGGGAAACGGAACAGAAGGAGGCGAAGCAAGCGTGAGTAATTTTGAGAAAATTACGGAGACGCCGGAGGCGCTGGGCGCATTCCTGGAATCCCTGACGGTAATAAATAGTCCGTGGGAAGATGGATTTCACAATGCGTTCTGCGGCACTTGCGGAAAAACCGACTGCGGAATCTGCCCACACCAGGACAAGCGGAACAATCCGCTGTGGTGGCTGAAACTGGGAGAGAAACCGGGCGAGGTACTGGGTCTGTCTATCAGGATAAAGGCGGCGTTCCCTATCCTGTGGGACCGAGAGTATTACACTGTATCGGAGAAGAAAAAGGAAACCCGTGCGCCCTGCATCTGCTGTGACAACACCGGGAAAGTGACTATTAAGGGCACCGAGTACATTTGCCCCAGGTGCAGGGGGGATTGGAGAGAAAGGGAAACCGTCGGAGAGGCTACCGTTTACTCTGTCGCAAAGTGGGTGCTGGAAAAGGTTGATACAAACAAATACGGCACAATGCTCACATTTAAGCAGACAAACAGCACGGGGAATTACGGCGGCAGCTTGCAGATTCGGCAAGCGGACTTCCACGACATGGTAGGTAAAGAGAGAATCGGAAAGCCGGTAAAACTCTATGACAATTACAAGGAAGTGATGGGGGAAGTCAAGAGGCTGAACGCGGCAGAGCGGGAGAAGCACGCGAAGAACGATGCTTGAAATTGTACCTATGACACTGAAAGAGGCAAACGCCTTTGTGGCGCAGAACCACCGGCACCACGGACCTGTCGTGGGCCACAAGTTTTCTATCGGCCTATCTGACGGAGAGAAAATCGTGGGTGTTGCTATTGTAGGCCGTCCGGTTGCCCGGCACCTGGACGACGGGTGGACGCTGGAGGTCAACCGGTTTCCCCGATTTATATAAGCAGCGAACGGGGCGGCTGCTGGTTTTGCCATTATCAAGGTGTTCAACAGCTAAGGCTTTTGCGGAAAAATTACCCGGAATATTGGGCGCTTATGCTGAAATGGGACACAGACAGCACAAGGTCATTCCATGCGGACGGACACACAGTGCATGAATTTGACCAGCGCTTCCAGCTGGAGGACGAAGGTTTTCTGTCGGCGGATGATAAAACTTTTCGATGGTCCATGCTGGATGAAGCATTGAATTACAGATTATTTTGAAAGAGGGCGACAACGTGGGAAGAGAAGTCAAACGTGTACCGCTGGACTTTGACTATCCACTGAAAAAGGTGTGGTACGGCTATCAAATTACCTTCTGCCACGAAGAGTATGAGGAAGGGTGTGAGCGGTGCCGGGAGTTTGCCCGCATCATGGGGATTCCAATGATTGAATATGCCTGTGCGCCCGGAGAGCCATGCCCGGAATGGAAGAAGTATTTCAAGGTAGACCCGCCGGAGGGTGAGGGCTGGCAGCTTTGGGAAACAACGACGGAGGGGTCCCCGGTCAGTCCGGTTTTCAAAACGCCGGAAGAGCTGGCCGAATGGTGCGAGGAAAACGCCACTGTATTCGCAGACATCAAGGCCACAAAAAAAGAATGGCTGGAAGTGATTCAAGGCGGGCTAATTGCGGCAAGGTGCGGGCCTGCGCTGTTCGTATAAGGAGGGGCGAACATGAAACCTATCTACAAACCGAAGGGCGCGGCGGCGGAGTACGGCGATTACGCCGTGAACATCTACACCGGATGCCCACACCGCTGCTATTACTGTTTTGCGCCCCAGGTCCTTCACCGGGAGCGGGAGGTATTTCACTCCTGCGTGGGGCCGCGCAAGGATATTGTGTCGGAACTGCGGAGGCAGTTGGAGCGGGAGCAGATTACCGGGAAGCTGGTCCACCTGTGCTTCACCTGTGACCCGTATCCCACCGGCTGCGACACGGCCACCACGCGGGAAGTCATTCAGGCATTGAAAGAGTTCGGCAACCACGTCCAGATTTTGACCAAGGGTGACGGAAGCCGGGACTTTGACCTGCTGGACGGCGGGGATTGGTACGGTGTGACTATCTCCTGCGACGCGCCTATGGCAGACGAGGCGGAGCCGGGAGCAGTCAAACCGGCGGACCGCCTGTATAGCCTGGAGAAAGTGAAGTGCAGGGGCGTCAACACATGGGTATCGTTCGAGCCGGTCCTTGACCCGGCGGCGGTGCTGGACTGCATCAAAGGGTGCGCCTATTTCATCGACCGGGTGAAAATCGGGAAGCTGAACTATCACCCGTCGGACATCGACTGGGCGAAGTTTGGACGGGAGGCCGTGGCCGCGTGCGAGGAAATGGGGCTGGACTGCTACATCAAAGAGAGCCTGCGGGCGGAAATGGACAAGCAATGAGCATGGGAGCGGACTTCTCCCGGACCTGCGAGGGCTGTGAACACATACGGACGGAGCGCTGGCCGGTCAGAGGGAGCTACAGCGAGACGACCAATGCTTTCCGGTGCTTTGCGCCGGGGCCATGCCAGGGATACCACATCGGGACTACTTACCTCCTGCCTTATGTCCCGGCGTGGTGTCCGCTGATGAACAGGGGGTGAACTATGTATGGGACCAGAAAATAGGAACGAGTACACGGTGTACTGGGACGGTGTTCCGCTGGGCAACACGCCGATAACGCCGGGGATAATCCATACCATTACAGTGTCGGAGGATGCACTAACCCCGGAAGCCATGAGCCTGTTAGAACCGATGGAGTTTACCATGCACATCAAAACACCGAAGCGCTGGCGCTGTCGGGGGCGGAAGCGGTTTATTAAACTGCTTATGTCAATGGGGATTAGTCGGAACCAGGCCGAGAGCGTGGCTGGAGTATCGAGAATCGCGGGAGTTCCATATGTGGAATTGTGGCAGAGCTACTTCTTTTGGGGCGAGGGCCTATGAGAATTGGCCTTATCGACGTGGACGGCCACCGCTGGCCGAACCTGGCGTTGCTGAAGTTGTCCGCCTGGCACAAGGCGCAGGGCGACGCGGTGGAATGGTGGTGGGGATTCGGGGAGTATGACCGGGTGTATATGAGCAAGGTCTTTGACGAGACGTATTCCCCGGACATCCCGGAGCCGCTGAACGCCCGCGAAATCATCAAGGGCGGGACGGGCTACGGTCTGGACAACCGCCTGCCGGACGAAGTGGAGCATATCTACCCGGACTATTCCCTGTACCCGGAGCTGACCCACGAAACCGCTTACGGATTCCTGACGAGGGGATGCCCGCGCGGCTGTTCGTTCTGCATCGTGGCCGGGAAGGAGGGCCGCGCCGCCCGGAAGGTGGCAGACCTGTCCGAGTGGTGGCGGGGCCAGAAGGAAATCAAGCTGCTGGACCCTAACCTGCTGGCCTGCCGGGAACACATGGACCTGCTGGGACAGCTTGCGGACGGCGGCGCGTGGGTGGACTTCACACAAGGGCTGGACTGCCGCTTGCTAACGGCGGAAAACATCGGAGCCATCGGCGCGGTGAGGCTGAAAGAAATTCATTTCGCCTGGGACTACATGGCGGAGAGCGACGCCGTGCTGCGGGGCCTGCGGCGGTATGTGGAACACGGGAAGAAGAACCGGCACGGGAAGTTTGGGTCGGTCTATGTCCTGACCAACTACGACACCAGCATGGAGGAAAACCTATACCGTATCTATACCCTGCGCGATATGGGGTTTGACCCGTATGTGATGATTTACGACAAGCCCAACGCGCCGCGTGAAATACGCCTGCTCCAGCGGTGGTGCAACAACCGCCTTGTTTTCCGGGCGGAGCCGGATTTTTACAAGTTTGACCCGAAGAGGGGGTGATTTTGGTGGAGCATTTAGGAGACATTACGAAGCTGAACGGGTATGAACTGCCCGCCGTTGATGTGGTCATTGGTGGTTCACCTTGTTAGCCAGGACTTGTCTGTGGCCGGGAAACGGGCTGGCCTTGCCGGAGAGCGGAGCGGCCTGTTTATGAAACAAATCAGAATCATTAAGGAAATGAGGGAGGCAGATGCAGGTCGAGGCAGAACAGGTAAGTTTATTCGGCCCCGATTCATGGTGTGGGAAAACGTCCCAGGAGCCTTTAGCTCAAACAAAGGCGACGACTTCCGAGCCGTCCTTGAAGAAACAATCAGGGTCGCAGAGCCGGACGCGCCCGACGTTCCATTGCCTGCAAAGGGGAAATGGCCGCTGGCTGACTGCTGGTATGGGGATGGATGGTCCATCGCCTACAGAGTTCTCGACGCGCAGTTTTGGGGAGTGCCCCAGCGCCGACGTAGAATCGCGCTTGTCGCAGATTTTGGAGGACACGCCGCACCCGAAATACTCTTTGTCCGCGAAAGCGTGTGCGGGGATACTACGCCGGGCGGAACGGCGGGGGAAGAAACTGCCGCCGGAACTGGAAGCGGCGCTGGTGAGGCAATCCCAATCAACACCATGCTTGCAACAAGGCACAAACAGCTTGGACGGGGGACCGGGTTCGGAATAGGAGAGCCGGGGGAGCCGGGATTTACCATATCAACGAACCATTGTCATGCTGTTTTTCAGGCAAGCGCATACAGGATAGGCGCGTATTACAGCGCCGGGATGCTGTCGGACAACCCGAAAGCCGGGATTATCCCGGTGGAGAAATCAAACACCCTGGACTGCAACGGCGGAGCACCAACATCCCAGCAAGGCGGCGTGTGTATTGTGCAGCCTGTTATCTGTTTGAATGACCAGGGCGGAAGCGCCATGGAGGCAGCGGTCTACGTCCACCAAAACCAACTGGGCGAAGTGCGGACGGGGCCGGTGGCCGGTACGCTTAACACCAATTCCAACGCCAGCGGGAGGAACGCGCCGCTTGTGTTTGACGCACGGGGGAATGGGGATGGAAAAAATGCTTGCACACTGACCGGGGACCATCAAAGCCGGGTTACGGACTATACGGCTATTGTGATGGAGACGGGACAATTCAGGGCGGGAATCATGCGGGATATTTGCCCAACGCTGAACTGCAACCATGAACAGCCTATTGTAGCAACCGATGAATGCCTGACCCCGTGGGATGTGCAATCCAGGAGGATACACCCAGATAGCGGGACGTGGCCCGCACTATACGGCGGCGAGGGCGGCGGGCATGGGTATGTGGCGCGTGGACTGGGATCGCTTTCTGCATATCCAGCAGTAGGCGGACAAGTACGCCGCCTAACGCCGCTGGAATGTGAACGTCTCCAGGGTTACCCGGACGGGTGGACTGATATAGGGGCGTGGACAGACAGCAAAGGGAAACTCCACAAGGAGAGCAGCGATGCCGCCCGGTACAAGGCTTTGGGAAACTCTATCGCCCTGCCGCCCTGGACGTGGGTGCTGAAACGGCTGTGCGCCTGTTACGAACGGGACGCCACGATGGCCAGCCTCTTTGACGGTATCGGCGGATTCCCTCTGATTTGGGAGCGGCTGAACGGGCCAGGGAGCTGCCTGTGGGCCAGCGAGGTTGAGGAATTTCCTATTGCCGTAACAAAGGCACGGTTTGACGGAAAGAGCAGGTGGTAAGCGGTGAGTTACTGTAAAGACTGTGGCCGGGAAATCGACTGGATGCAGACGGCGGAAGGGCAGTATATCCCGGTGGACCAGGAGCCGGTATTTGTCATTGAGGGAGACGGAGCAGAGCAATTCTACACCGAGGAAGAGGGAGTGATTACCGGGCGTCCGGCGAGGCCGGAGGAAGTGCAGACCAGGGAAGCCGAAATCAACACGCCGCTGGGGTTCGTGCCGCATTGGAGGACCTGCCCGTATAGGAAGGGGCGGTGATATGGCGGAAATTATTGACCTGGACAAGTATAGAACTGATTGCCGGAACTGCCTATATCACATGGAGCAAGGGATATGCACCTGTCCAGGCGGGTGGGAAATGGACAAGAGACTAACGAGGTGCATATCGTTCCAGCGGAAAAACGAGCCACATAAAACCGACAAGGGAGAGTGAAACCGTGGGTAAGGTCAAGTACATCAAAGTGGGACAAGCCAAGAAGCGGTGGCGGGTGAGCCTGCGGACGTGGCTTGCGCGGATGAATGGCCGGACCGTGGCGTGGTATGCGGTCCTGACAGTGGCCGGGGTGCTGCTGTATAAGCTGGGCGCGGCCTATGCCCTGCGGGAGCGGGGGTATTACGCAGTCGGCGGCGAGGCGTTGGCGCTGCTGCTGCCTGTGCTGTACTACTGCGCGGCGGTGATGGTCCGGGACAGCGTGCGGGATCGGGAGAACGGACGGTGACGGCGTGACAAGTTTTGCGAGCCGGACGGGAAAGAGCACTGGATACCCGGTAAACGGGTCCAAATAAATGAAAAGTGAGGAAAAGAAAATGGTAGACATCAAAGGATTGGACAAGGCGCGGGTCCTGAAAGCGCTGTATGACCACAGCCACGCCAAGGGGATGGAGTTTGAAGGGGTCGTCACGGTGGAGCGCTGCGCGGAGATGCTGAAAAAGAATGACTATTTCGACTACCTGTGCGGGCGGGTGCTGAAAGTAGACTTGTCCGGGGACGAGTTCAATGAGTGTATGTATGACCGGGAATGCGGCGAGGGTGCCGCGCAGCGGGCGGTCGATTCCGTCCGGGCCGAGCAGGAGGGCGGCGGGGATGCCGCCGGGAACGCGGACGGCGAGAAGAAGGAGCCGTCCTTGGAAGAGCAGGCAGAAATGACGAAAGAGGCCATACACAAAATTCTGGAGATTTTGGAGAAACTGCCGCCCGCAAGCCGTACTGTCGCCATCATAACGCTGAAAATGGCGCTGGCTGGACCGGGGATGATGGGCGGAATGGCCGGGTTGCTGATGATGGGTGGGCCGTTCCCGCCGCCGGAGCTGTTCCGGTCCATCGAAAAGCAGATGGGCTGGCTGACTGGGATGGGGCCGAGCGGTCGGTTCGGATAAAAAAATGCCCTGCGCAAGCCTACTACAGCTTGCGCAGGGCCACCCCGGAGGGTGCATAGTTTGGACACAACATATTGTACCACACTCCGGGAACACATACAAGAGGTAAACTACGCGCGCGGGCGCATTTCGGGCTTGTATGGGATAGTAACTTAACGACCACGGGGGAGGTGCTGCCGGTATGCGGACGGTGTACCGGGAAAAGAAGTATACCTGCGGGGAATACATGGATGTGTATATCTATCCGGTCTTTGAGACGGGAAAGCTGGGCGGAGGGAAGCGGGCGAAAAAGAAGCCCTCCACAGAGGCCCAAAAGAAGCTCAACCAGAGGCACCGGGAAGAAAAGCTGGTCCGTCTCCTTCACGCAAACTTCACACCGGAGGACCTGGAAATCCATCTGACCTACAAGGGGGAGCAGCCGGGGAGCGACGAGGAAGCCGCCCGTAACCTGCGCAACTATATCCGCCGGATACAACGCCTGCGGAAAAAGATGGGCCTGCCGCCGCTGAAATACATAGCCGTCACCGAGCGGGGAAAGCGGGGCGGGCGGTATCACCACCACATCACCGTCAACGGCGGGATAGACCGGGATACCCTGGAAAGCATGTGGGAATATGGCTACGCAAACTCCCGCCGTCTGCAATTCACCGAGGACGGGCTTGCCGGGCTGGGAAATTACATCGTGAAGTCTCCCATCGGGGGAAAAGCGTGGACGGCCTCTAAAAACCTGGTGGACCCGGAGCCGAGGACGCGGGACGGGCGCATATCAGGGAGCAAGGCGCGGGAACTGGCTAAAAGCCTGGAGAGCGGAGAGAAATTCGCTAAGTTTGAGAGCCTTTATCCTGGATATCTTATGTCGGCGGCGGAGGCTTTTCACAACGACGTGAACGGCGGGTGCTACCTGGTGGCACGGTTCTACAGGAAGGACGGGAAGTTTATCCGTCCGAAGCAAAACCAGAAGCAGAGGAAGCGGGAAGGGAGGAAAACAGAATGAGCATGGTAGAGCTGCCAGGCGGCGGGTATGCCACGGATAGCGAGGCACTGAACGCGCTGGCGGCGGAGGCCAAGAAGAGGGGCGTCAGCTACGGACACCTGGTAGCAAGCACAACCGAATGGGAGCGGGCCGAGATTATCCGGGACTACTGCGCGGGTAGGCGGCGGAAAGCGAGGAAAAAGTGATGGGTGTGGACGTGAAGGACCTGCCGCCCGCCTATCAGGCCCAGGCTTTGCGGAAATGGGCGGAGCAGGAGCGGCGGAAAAAGCGCCAGCCTCTTCCCTGCCATGCCGATGATGGGCCGGGGAAGCCTGCCAAGTATCACAACAAGCCCACCGAGCGGGTGACACCCACCGGGGCCGTCCTGCGGTTTGACAGCCAAAAGGAGGCCCGCCGGTATGACGAGCTGGCCGAGCTGGAGCGGGCCGGGACGATTCGTGAACTGCGGATGCAGGTTGACTTCACCTTGCAGGAAGCCTACACCGACGGCGAGGGACGCCGGGTGCGAGCCATCCGGTACAGGGCGGATTTTACATACGAGAAAGTCAGGGGCGACCCGTGGACGGAATACAACGGGAGTTTTTGGGTGCTGGTGGTGGAGGACGTGAAGAGCCGCGCCACGCGCACGAAGGATTACATCATGAAGCGCAAGCTGATGAAGGAGCGTTTCAATATCGACATTCAGGAGGTGTAGTACGTGAAACTAAAGAAAGTCGGCGCTATCTGTAGTGCGGGCGGATATTACTGTCTGATGGACGAGCGGGACGCCACCGGGGAAGTTGTGGGACAATGGCTGGGTGACGGGAAATCCGCATATCCCCTGGTGGGATTGCCGGTCATGGACCTGGAAAACATCTGCGCTATGTTCGACATTACGGAGAAGAAGCGCGAGAAACTGGTGATGCGCCGGGCAGACGTGCCGGATTCGATGAACTGGGAGGACACGGCACCGCTGGAGCGCCAGCTTGACGACCCGAAGCTGTGTGTGCGCTATAACGGGATGGACCTCTTGCCGCTGGAAACGTCGGCGGGCGTCACGTTCATTCAGGAGAAATACCTTTTGCCTCTGGACGGACTGGAGTATATGCGGCTTTACGAGCGCCGGGGGAGGAACGGGGACCTGTTTTACATCGTGGCAAAAATCGGGATGATAATTCAGGCGGTCATTATGCCAATGGATTTGCCGGATAAGGATTTTATGGTCCTGCTGGACGACCTGATGCGCCAGTGCCGCGAGGCTATGCGGAAAAGGGCGCTGATGCCGAGACAGGGAGACGTACCGGAACGGGAGCCGGGACCGCTGTTCCAGGTGGATGAAAACACCGGGGAAGTCGTTGGGGAAGGAGAGCGAGAAAATGGATAACAGAAGCGTGTATGTAGATGCCCTGCGGACATGGGGAGCGGAAGCACAGACGAAGATGCTCTTTGAGGAAATCGGGGAGCTTTTGCAGGCGGTGTGTAAGGCTGGCCGTGTGGAAAACTGGGAGCAGCGCATGGAGGTGTGGCACAATATCGCGGAGGAAATCGCGGACGTAAAAATCATGCTGGGACAGATGGAAGTGCTGTTTGACGTTGAGGACGCCGTGGAAGCCTGCAAAGAGGAAAAGATTGCCCGCCTCGTGGAGAGACTGAAAAAGGCGCACGCAAAGGAAGGAGCGGGAGAATGAGCGGCGAAATCGCGCGGGCGGTGCTGGCGGGGGCGCAAATATCTATCACGCCGGACTGCTACCCGTACCGGAGAACGGTAAAAGAAATCTGGGTCAGTATGACAAAACAGACTTGGAACGGGGTCGTTACGCTGAACCGGAGACTTACGGTGGAATCGGAGCCGGAGGCGATAGATGCAGCCATTATCAAGACAATCAGAGAAATGGCGGAGAAAATCGAGACGCCGCACGGATGGAAGGGGTGACAGAATGTGAGAACACTGGCAATCGTCAATTTGAAGGGCGGGACGGGTAAGACTGTTTCGGCGGCAAATATGGCGCACATTCTGGCGGCAGTCCACCACAGAAAAGTGCTGCTGGTGGACGGGGACAAGCAGGGCAGCGCCTCCCGGTATTTCCGTGTGTATGGAGAGCATGACGGGACGGCGGCGCTACTGCTGGACAATGCGCTGGACGCCGGGAGCGTGGAGCGGGTCATTTACCGGACCGGGTACAATGGCCTGGACATTATCACGTCCAATCTGGAGCTGTACGCGGCAGACCGAGCGCTGTATGACCGGCAGGATTTGGACACGGCGAGGGTCCTGCTATCCGCTCTGGACTATGTGCGCAACGATTACGACTTCTGCATCATCGACAATGGGCCGTCGGTGGACACCGTGACGCTGAACGTGCTGGCGGCGGCGGACGATGTGCTTATCCCTATTCGCCCAGACGAGTTTTCTTTCTCTGGACTGCTGGACCTGGTGGAGCAGGTGGACGGCGTGCGGGCGGCGGTCAATCCGGGACTGACGCTACGGGGCGCGTTCTTCACCCACTGGCAGAACCGGGAGACGTTCGCACAGGCGCGCCGGTCACTGGAGGATAGCGGTATCTGCCCCGTACTCCAGACGGCTATCAACTACAATCCGAAGGTGCCGGAAAGTACGCTGGAGGAAAAGCCGCTGTGCATGTTCGCGCCCCGCTCCTGGGCCGCTATCCAGTACAAGAAGCTGACGGCGGAGTATCTGGCCTTGACCGATTCGGACAAGGGGAAGGAGGGGTAAAGCGTGGGAAGAATGACAAAACGAGACGAACGGATAACAGTCTTGGTAGACCCTGGATTTTCCGCCATAGATGCCGCCGTGAATCGTCTGGCCGACTACGAGGATACCGGGCTTGCGCCGGAGGAAGTCACATCGTTGCAGGTGAGCAATCAGGAACTCAAAAAAGAGGCGTTGCCCATTTTGCAGGCGAAGGTTCAAGACAGGCTGGTGATTCTGCCGTGTGGCCTGGGCGAAACGGTGTATGCCAATTTCGCCATACGCGGGGACTATCTGCGGGAGAAAGACAAGCCGTATCCGTGCGAGGTCGTTTTTATCGGTTTAAGCAAAGAGCCATTCCTGCATATCCAGTTTAAGAACGGGCGAGTGTTCCCGGTAAAATTTTGTGAAGTAGGCAAAACCGTATTTACCACAAGAGAAGCGGCGGAAGCGGCGTTGAAGGAACAGGAGGGATAAGCCGTGGGATTTGACATTATGAGCTTGCAGAAGGGCCGGGGGCAGGTCCAGGCGCAGAGCAAGGCGGACGAGGGCCGCGCCGTGCTGAAACACATAGACGTGGAGGACCTGGTGCCGTCCGAAGATAATTTTTACTCCATGTCGGCAATCGACGAGCTGGCCGCGCTTATCGAGCTGTCCGGCGGCGTGAAGCAGCCGGGGCTTGTGGTGCCGCTGGGCGGCGGGAAGTACAAGGTCATTTCCGGCCACCGTCGGCGGCTGGCCTCCATCCAGCTTGTGAAGCAGGGCAAGGAAGCCTACAGGAAGATGCCGTGCATGGTAGAGGACGCGGGCCGGGATGCAGAGCTGGACGCCGAGGCGGACGAACTGCGGGCCATTGACGAGGCGATTTTGCTTATCACCACCAACGGCCAGCGGGAGAAAACCGACTGGGACAAGGTGCAGGAGGTAACGCGCCTGCGTGCGCTTTTGGAGAAAAAGCGCCGGTTTGAGAAAATCCCCGGAGAGACGCGAAAAATCATTGCCGAGCAGTTGGGCACCACACCCGCCCAGGTGGGCAGGTATGACAGTATCGCAAAGCACCTGATAGCGGCGTTTAAGACGTGGCTGGAAGAAGGGAAAATCAATATCTCCGTGGCCTACGAGCTGTCCACCATGAACGAGCGGGAGCAGTTGACGGCGCTGGACCGGGCAAGGGCCATGAAGCGCGGACCGTCCATCGACGAAGTGAAGCGCCTGCGGGAAGAACTGCGGACGCCGGAGCCGCCGATACCGGCAGGCGGGGTCACGATGGTCATAGCGGACGAGACGGGGCCAGCGCCGACGCCGGAGCAGATGGAGGAACTTTTGGAGCGGGCGAAGGACCATTCGGCCAGCGGAGCGGTTGTTCTCCCGGAAAGGTTGGAGGATGAAGCGGGAGCGCCGAAGGTGGATTGGACACCGGAGGCATACACGGGGGATACCGGGAAAATCGTGGACCTCCCCGCGCCGCCCTCTCCCCCGCCTGCGGAAGATGTACCGAAGCCGGAAAAGGAGCCGATGCACGCGAGGCAGGCCGCTAATATTCTGGAGGAACTGAAAACGTACTGCGAAGAGTGTATGGGGTCGTGGGACTGCGTGGAATATGAAACGTGGATAGAGTGGGGCGACGCGCTGGCTGTGGCAATCGCCGTCCTGCGGAAGTGAGGGCGCGGCGGTGGAAGAAAGAACAGAGCGGCGCACGCGCCCGCCGATGATTCACGGGAGAATGATTTATCACTGTGAGCAATGCGGGAATAGTTGGCCTATGTATCTGGAAAAGGGAATTGAAGAGTTTGGGGAGAACCACAAGCCGTCGCCGTTTACAATCGTTTGCCCATACTGTGGCGGGTTTGCAATGGACGTGTCCGGGATTCAGAAGGTGCCGGGCGGCGGGTATGTGCCGTTGCCGGATGGGTACGGCTATTTTGCGAACGTGGGAAATAGGGATTGTGGGGTGCCGACTTTTCCAGAGCCAAAAGCTGAAAAGCTGGAGGGAACGGAGATAGAAATTTTAATTGCAGATGAAATAGACAAAATTTTGCGTGAAAAAGAAGAGGCGTACATAATAGCGAGTATCGCGGGATGTGCGGGAATTGAAGCGGAGGAAATCGAAAAATACTCCAAAAGACTTGCAGAGGGCGGTTATTCGGCGGAAAATGCCGCAAGGTCGCTGTGCAATGCAAAACAGGCGCTCATGAACGATTTGACGAGCTGTGAAGAGTTGGATAAATTTGTAACTGCTTGGGACCGGAAAGAGGCACGGGGGAAACTGCGGGCCGTCGAGCGGGAAAACGCCTGCCGTTTCAGACAACACAAGGCCAGAGAAAGCGCGTGGACCGCGCGGAAAAGGGCCGGACAGCGCAAGCGGGAATGGCGTGGGCCGTGGAGAGAAACCAAAAGAACAAATTGACCAGGAGGCAGGAGCTATGCGGCGCAGGGACGTAAAAACGATAATCGCATACTTTTTCGGGATTCCGGCACAACGGCGCTTGCTGGACCAGGAGCGGGCCGAACTGGAAGCCGAGTATAACGGCCTACGCGGTACGTCCTATGACGGGATGCCGCATAGCTCCACGCCGGGGAAACCCGTCGAAGAATTGGCCGAGCGGGTTGACGCCGGGAACGTGCGGGGGAAGCTGGAAGCGGTCGCCGTCCGGGTCCACGTCCTGGAGGCGGACCGGGAGAAAATTCAGGACTGCTTGAACGCCATAAACGGTGAGTACACGCGGCTGATTCTCTGCCGCTACCGGGATAAGTACAGTTGGGTGAAAATCGGGGTAAAGCTGGGTGTTACGGAAAGGACGGCGAAGCGATGGGGAGAAAGGGCGCTGGACCGGCTGGGGGAAGCACTGGAGGAAGTATCCATGCCGGACGAGATTTTAAGCCGCGCCTCGCGCGCCCGCGTATAGATGTATAGCCGGGTCAAAATAGACCATTTTTCGGGTGTCAGAAAACGGCCTGCCGCCGGTCCAGCGGTCCGGTTTTTGGGCCGTCCGGGACCAGGGGTGGACGGGGCAATCCAGGGCCTTAAAGGAAAGAGGTTTGAAAAATTTTCTACGCAAAAATGCGGCGATTTCCACGCATAGGAAAAGCTGCTGGAAAAACAATTTGCGAATAGGCAAAAAGAAGCCCGCCAGGAGCCGCAGAAACGGCCTTGGCGGGCTTTTGCGCTGGTGGGTGGGTTACTCCCCTATCGGCGCTCCATCGGGTTCAAATGGATCCTGGAGGGCCTTTAGACGCTCTTCATCGGTCTGGCAGTCGGACAGGTCCAGGATAGGGAACGGGAAACGCGGCGGCGGGGGTATCAGCTTGTAATACTCCCCGTTGCGGTAGTTTTCGTCTGTTACCCAGTTCCACCAGCCTATATCCCCGTGCTGCTCCATTGCAGCGTCCATGGTCGAGCGGGCTTGTTCGCGGGTAAGGCCGTCGAACAGGAGCCGGGAGCCGTCGGCAAAGGCGGCGACACAGCGGAAGGGCGCGTACACTTTGGCGTCATTCATCGGCGGTGCCTCCCTTCTGCGCCTCGCGCTCCAGATGTTCCATGTAGAAGTCGATAGCTTTCAGGCAGAAGCCTTGCAGGCTTTCGCCGGATGCGGCGGCAGCAGCGCGAATTTGCTGGCCGCGCTCTTTTGTGGGCCGGAGGTTGAAGTTGTCGCACTTTTCGTTGTACCGGGCGTTGGATATTCTCTTTTTCGGACTAAGTGCCATTGCATGCGCTCCTTTCGTGTGGATTTGCTGACATGATAACACAGCAGAGGGCGGAATACAAGAGTGCCGCCCTCTGTTTTTGGTCAGAACAGGAAACAGATTTGACCGTCGTCGGCGGCAGGATACTCCGGCGCGGCGGGGGCCGGGGCCTCCTGGGGGCCGTCCAGGAGGTAGCCGTGGGCGGACAGCTTGCCTAAATAGTTCGCGTCGTGGCCGTTGATAACGCCGTCCAGCACTTGGGCCGTCTCGTCGGCGGTGAAGAGGGTCCAGGATTCAACGCTGGCGCCGGTGGGGTGTCCGGGCGGCGTGGTGATAAGGGCAAAATACGGGGCGTTGCCCTTGTGGAAGGGTACGCGCCGGGTCGTGAAGCCGACGCGGGCGCACTCGTTTTCGTACTCCTTGATGGAGCGGAAGCCGTGATATTCCATACTGTGGTCCTCCCTTTTGGTTTTTGGTTTTGCGGCCCATGAGCGCCCGCCCGGACGCCGGGCGGCTGGACTTGCACCAGCGGCGGCGGGATGCCGTCGGCCTTGCGGGTCTTGTTATGCCAAGGGGAAGAGGGCTTGACCGTCGGCGGCGGTGGGAAGGTCCGGCGGCGGGGCCTCTTCCGGGGTTGCCAGGGGCGTGGCCTGCTGGGCGGCGGCGGTGGCCCGCCTTGTGTCTGCAATGCCTAAGATGTGCTTGGCGTCATAGACGGCGTTCCGGGTAAGCTGGCGCTGCCATGCCTCGTTTTTGCGGGACCACTTGAAGCCGTGGGATTTCAGGGCGGCGCGGAGGTCGTCGGCGGGGATTTCATCAAAGAGGATTTGCAGGCGGTTTGCCTCCATGTTCAGGAAGATTTTCCCGCCGTCAAATTCCAGGGTGTTTGCGGCGTCGTTCTTGTGTTGCTCTATGCCGTCCAGCTTGGCAAGGTTCTCTTGTGTCCGCTTGATTTTGCCGCGCAGGCTGGAAAGCTCAAAGTCGGGGAAGGGAGTTTGTGCAAAGGCCGGGGCGCTCTTGATTGCCTCGTCCATTTCGGCGGCGGTTTCGTCCGTCATGCCGGGGAAGCCCTTCATGGTTTTGTGCTTGCGATAGTGGGCGTTCATGGACTTGCCCTTGTCAAGCGTATCCTGGAGGCGCTGCAAGCGGTCCTCCAGCATTTCGCGGGCGTGGGGGTCCGTTGGGTCGATGGGGCCGGTCCCCACGCTTTTGATTTTGGACAGGATGCCTTTGATTTCGTCATACTCCCTCCACAAGCTGTCCTCGCGGGCGTTCTGCTTTTGCTTTTTGCGGACGGGAAAGTTGGCCCGCCCGCTGACAAGGATAGAGGGGCAGCTTGCGCCGTTGCGGTTGTGGTCGTTGGTCCACTGGGCAAGGCGGCGGGCGTAGCGGTCCAGAAGGGCGTCCAGCTTTTCGTGATAGAAGGGGCTGACTTTCTGCTTCTGGCGCTCCACCAGGGCGGCGGCCTCGTCCACGGCGGCACGGTATCCCGCCGTCGCACTCCCCTCTTTGTAGTCCGACATGGACATCATCTGATGGGAAAGACGGGCCGTGTTTTCGTCTATCGGATAGTACATATCATTTCCTCCCGTGTTTTGGTTTTGGATTTGTGGCCCATGAGCGCCCGCCGGGGTTGTCCGGCGGCTGGACTTGCACCAGCGGCGGCGGTTGCCGTCGGCCTTGCGGGCTTTGTCATGCCAGGGGGAAGAGGGCTTGACCGTCGGGGGCGGTTTCTTGGGCAGCGGCTATTTGCTCAACGTCCCGCATAACCTGATTGACAAAGGCGGACGGTTCGCCGCTTTCCAGGGCGGCGCGGACGGCGGCGGGGTCAATGTCGCTAAAGTCATCGGGTTCATCCGCCGGGGGCTGCTCTTCTTCTGGTGCCTGGTGCGGGTAAAATTTCTGCTCTTGCAGGTTTTGGAGCCATTGCCAAAGGAAATTGTCAAGGTCCGTGCGGAGGCGGGGCCGGTAGCGCTGGCCGTCCTCCAGGTAAACCTCCTGATACATTCCCATAAAATCGTTCTGGAATGTCATGGGGTCAACGGTTCCGGCGTCGGCGTCCACAGAAAAAGTCATATCCGGGTCGCGCATGAGGTCGCCGTTTTGGGTGGTGAAGTGCATCATACTGTAGACATTGCCACCGTTGCAGGAGTAGCCAAGGGATTCAATGGACAGAGGCATATAGCCGGGGGCGGTAAACTTGAAGTGTCCGCCGTTGGCGTTGACTGTCTCCAGGTATGGGGCAAGCATCCGGTAGTTGGTGCGGGCGTGCTTTGTGGGGCGCATGGTGTTTACCTCCTGTTCTAGTTTTGGGTTTGTGGCCCATGAGCGCCCGCCGGGGTTGTCCGGCGGCTGGACTTGCACCAGCGGCGACGGGATGCCGTCGGCCTTGCGGGTCGTTAGAATGTCGGTCATTCGCCAATGGCTTGCTCAATACTGCTGGCAGCTTCTTCCAGGTTGGAGATAGCGTCCTCCAGACTGGAAACGGCTTCCTCTGCGGCCTCGTATTTTTCGGAGCCTTGGAGGTTTTCGGGCATATTCTCCATATACTCTTCCTCTTCTTCTTTGAGCGTTTCGAGGGCGTCTTTCAATTCCTCCAACTGGTCAACGATAGCGCGAAGATCCTTCCTGCGGTATTTGTTCATTTTGTGTACCTCCGTTTTGTGGTTTTGGGTTTGTGGCCCATGAGCGCCCGCCGGATTTCTCCGGCGGCTGGGCTTGCACCAGCGGCGGCGGGATGCCGTCGGCCTTGCGGGCTTGATTAGAATAGGGACAAGTTGCCGCTGTCCTGGGCCGATTTCATCATGTCGGTGTAGACTTTCAGGCGGGCGTCCTCTTTGGTTTCTGTGTCGCGGATTTTGCTGGACAGTTCTAGGGCACGGGCCTGGGCGGCTTGCCGGGTTTCCTTCTGGACAATGGACAGACCATAAACCGGATGGATAACGTGCCAGGTTTTGGATTTTGTGCCGATGGCGTAGTAGTTATAAATGCCGTCGGTGTAGCCGTCCACCTTGTGCGGGGTGGGGCGCTTGTCGTCCTTGTCCTTGCGGATGGTGTAGAAGCTGCACTTCTTCCAGGGACCGGGCACCGGCGCGGGGGCCGGTTCCGGGTCAGCCTTGGGAGCGGGAAGAGCCAGGAGCCGCGCCGGGGCGTCCTCCATGATGGAGGGAACCGGCTCGGCGGGCCTGTCCTCTGCTGGGGCCGCGCTGGGCTTAATCCAGTAGGCCGCTTTTTTCTTGGACCAGATACCGCCGAGCGCCTTAATGGTTTCGGCGTGGGTGTCCACGTTGCCGGACAACCAGACGTTAGGGGAACCGGTTTTTTCGCCCTTGACTTTGTAGGTCAGGCCGGGGAGCGCGTCGAGGTGGGCTTTCAGTGTTGCAAGGTCCGGCGCGGAGGGGGTCCGCTCCACCTGGGCGGGGCCGTAGATGTAGGAAAGTTTCTGGTAGAAGTGCGGGGACTGCTCCGGGGCCTCCTTGCCTGCGTCCTCGGCGGCCTTGATGGTCGCCGCGCTGGGCTTGTTGGTGTGCTTCCAGAGGTAGCAGTCAAAGAGCGGGTCGGCGTCCTTCTGGACCTGGTAGCCGCGCTTGGACCAGTCGGCGGCGGTGTGGAAAGGCAGGTCGCCGCGCTGGAGATAGGCGTCAAGCTGCTCCTGGGGGATGCCGTGGGCAATAGCGGTCTTGTAAATGATTTCAGTGTTTGTCATGGTAAAAACCTCCTGTAAATTTTGGGGTTGATTTGATGTATTCCGGGTCTTTCGGCCCATGAGCGCCCGCCGGATTGCTCCAGCGGCTGGGCTTGCACCAGCGGCGGCGGATGCCGTCGGCCTTGCGGGCTGTCAGGTGGTGGCGGAAGAGTTCAGCCAGTCGCGGAACAACTTTTTCAGGCTGGTAAATGGGATGTTCTTTTCCGTGGACTTGTTGCAGCGCTCCGATTCACAGTAGACGACAATGCCGTTCTGCCAGTCGTCATAACTGTTGGGGTAGGCGGAGAGGGTCCGCCCGTCAACGGTGGCATGAATCGCGCCGTCGCCGCATTTTTTCAGGTGGCGCAGACAAGCGGAAATTGTGTTAAGGGCCGATTCTGTATCACAGCAATGGGCCTCTTCCTCAATGTAGTTCCGCGATATAACGCCGCGCTGGGAATACTTATAGGCGATGTCAATAATCATTGTGATACCTCCTGTTGTGGTGGTTGATATTGCGGGGATGGTTCCCCATGAGCGCCCGCCGGATTTCTCCGGCGGCTGGACTTGCACCAGCGGCGGCGGGATGCCATCGGCCTTGCGGGGGGGTGGGAGGTCCGCAAGTCTTTAGCCGCTTGCGGTCGCTGTTGTGCGTTCAACTGACGCCGCCCGTGTTCTTGCCGGGGCGGTGGCCGTGTAGGTTTTCAAGGTGCCGTTCTGTTTGGCACTCTGTTGTGCCGTTTGGGGTGTCTGCATCATAGCACCCTGTTGTGCTGCTGTCAAGCGGTTTTTTCAAGTTTGGCGGATTGCACAACAGAGTGCCGGTTGATTTGGTCATTCAGCACAACAGAGTGCCGAACCAATGATGCAGCGCAAGGGGGAGCGCCGCACCGGGTCCGCTTTGCAGGACCGGCGGCGGGCTGCTGGGCCGGGGCCGTGCGGCCTGGGCTTGCATCGCATCATAGCGGCGGATTTTTGCGCCGTCAACCCCCTCGAAACCTTTCCCCAGCCCCCTAAAGGGGGCGTGGGGGAACTATTTTTGCACAAAATTTCAGGGCTGTTTTTGGCGAAAATGGCAAAGGCGGGAATTTCTGCGGCGCGATTGTTTCCAGAATTTCCAGTGAATTTTTTCCAGCCGTGGGGGGACTATAGGGGGCGTTAATATACCAGGAATCAAGACTTAGACCGTGCGCATAAAATACCTCGCCGGAAAAATCGCTGGAAATTTTCGGTCCGGTGTAGGGGGCGGAAAAATCGCGGTTGCTTTCGGAAATGGCCGCGCCGGACCTGGAGCCGGACCGGCACTAGAGGACCGCGCCCACCAGAGGACCGCACCACGCCGGAGAAGGACCGCGCCGGAGCGGGACCGGCAATAGGGACCGGAACAAGCCGGGGGGACCGCGCCCATCGGACGACCGGCACCGCGCCGGAGAAGGACCACACCAAAGCGGGACTGGCAACAGGGGCGGAAGCCAGCCGGGGGACCGCGCCCACCAGAGGACCAGCACCGCGCCGGAGAAGGACCGCGCCGGACCAGCACTAGGGGCCGGGGGCGGACCGGCACGGGGAGCCGATGCCGGACGGATTGCGACGGCGATTGAAAACCGGCGCGTCAAAACTCCACCAGCTAGGAGGCCGGGACCGCCTGCCAGCCGCGCCGAAGGGGTTTTATGCGCGCGGTATAGTCTCCTGATAGCTTGATATATACGCCCCCCCTTCCCCCCACCGGACAACCGGACCGGGCCGGGGACGGACCGGGGGCCGGGGACCAGACCAGACCGGCCAGGCCGGACCACCAAACCGCGCCCGCGCAAGATTCAACGCATACGCGCCCGTGCGCGAATCAACACCGCGCGCGTGTACGTAGGTACTCCCTGGGCACCCCTCGCCGCCTGCGGGTCCGTGAGCGCAGGATTTTTTTAGGTATGAAGAATTTTTTTCGGCTTCCCCCGCGCTGACATGAAAAAATAAGGGGGCCTGAAAAAATGTGGGGATAAAAATTGAGGCAGAGTTGTGAACAAATTATGAATTTTCAGGAAGTGGCACACCATGTCCCGATTTTCGTGATAGATTGATAGTATGAATTTTTAGCCTGCGGCGGAAACGCTGCGGGCTTTTCTGTTTTTCGTACCCGTGTCCGCCGAAGCCCTACGTTTCCACGCGGGGTATATATGTAGGCGGCGCGGGCCGTTACCATTAGAGGGGGTGCGGCGCTGTGGCGAGGCGGAGCGCGGAGCGTGATACCGCCAGGGCTGAATACATAGAGCGCCGGAGCCGTGGCGAGGAAGTCAATCTGGCAGAGTTGGCCGACCGGCTGGGCGTGAAGCGTCAGACCTTGCGGAACTGGAAGAGCAAGTATAAATGGGACGAAGCTGTGCCGCCTCCACCGAAGAGGAAGCGGGGCGGACAGCCGGGGAACAAAAACAGTAAAGGAAAGAAAAATGCGGCGGGGACCCATCCGGGAGCGCCGACGGGAAATAAGAACGCAGAAAAAGACGGAGCGTACAGCGCCGTCTTTCTTGATATGCTCACGGACCAGGAGCGGGAGATTGTGGAGAAAACACCGCTGGAGGTTCGGGCCGCGTTGGAACACGAAATGAAGATACTGAAATTCCGCGAGCATAAGATACTGGAAAAAATCGCGGAGTACGAAAAGGCCGAAGAGGGCGCGGTATATCTTAGCGCCATGACGGAGATACGCGGGAAGAACAACACGACCATGCGATTTTCCGACAGCGCCTTTAAGCGGGTCCAGAGTTTGCAGGAGGCGCTTTACAAGGTCCAGGGCCGTATCTCAAAAATCGCGGACAGCCTGCGGGGGCTGGATGAAAGCGCGGCCCGCCTTGCCATGGAGCGGGAACGGCTGGACATTTTGCGGATGCGGGCATCCGGTAGCGTGGACGTGCCCGGCATGGAAGAATCGGACGACCTGCCGGACAAGGTATTGGAGGATGAACAATGAGGTTATACACCTGTGAAACCGTGGCGGACTGGCTGGCGCTGACGCCGCGCCGGGTCCGGCAGTTGCGGGACGAGGGCATTATCAGTGAGCGGATGCCGGGCTTGTATGAAATGAAAGCGACCATCACGCGGTACATCATGTATCTGCGGAAGGGGAGCGGGAAAACCGACCTGAACGACGAGCGGGCGCTGCTTACCCGCGCAAAGCGGGAAGCGGCGGACATGGAGAACGATTTGCGGCGGGGGACGCTGCACAGTTCGGAGGAAATCGAAAAGGGCATCAAGTCCATGTGCCTGAATATCCGCACAAAGCTCCTGACCCTGCCTGCCAAACTGTCCCAACGCCTGGCGCAGATGGAGGGCAACCAGGCGGAGATTTTCGACGAGATGAAAAATGCTGTAGATGAGGTGCTGGAAGAGTTGTCCGACTACCGGACGCTCCTTGCACTGACAGAGGGCGATGATGAAGAAGAAAGCGATTGACCCATGTAAGGGGTGCATATGGGCAAACAGAATCAGCGACCGGCGGGTATTCTGCCCATTCCCCCGGTGCGTGCGGGGAGAGTTGCCGCCGAGAGGGAGAGGGGATGGAGCACAGAATGAACAGTATGGAAGAGGACATGCTAAAGATGGAAATGGACGAGACGCTAAAGCAGGCGGAAGCGGCTCTTGACCAAATACAGAAAAGTTCAAGAAAAAAGAAGCGGGTGTGGATTGTCGAGCTTGCGCCGCAGACGGAAGCGATGTTTGCCCGCTGCGCAGCGCTCCTGAAACCGCCGCCAACGCTTACGCTGTCCCAGTGGGCGGATATGTACCGGGTGCTGTCGGCGGAGAGTGCCGCCGCGCCTGGACGATGGAACACGGATAACGCACCATACCAACGGGAAATCATGGACGCCATTGGAAATCCGCATATCCGCAAGGTGGTCATTATGAGCGCCGCGCAGATAGGAAAGACGGCTATGCTGATGAACGTGCTGGGGTACTATATGCACTACTACCCCGCTCCAGTGATGGTGATGGAGCCTACCCTTGATATGGCGCAGGCGCTTTCTAAGGACTTCCTCGCTCCCATGATTCGGGATATGCCGGTGCTGTCCGCGCTGGTGGATACCAAGAGCCGGTACAGCGGAAATACCATTCTAAAGAAAAACTTCCCCGGCGGTCATGTGACCATCGTGGGAGCAAACAGCCCTGTCGGTCTGCGTATGCGGCCCATCAAGGTTTTGCTGGCCGACGAGGTGGACGGCTACCCAGAGAGCGCCGGGACAGAGGGGGACCCGCTGCTGCTAGCACAAAAGCGGCAGACAACCTTTTGGGACAAGAAAACGGTTATCGTCTCCACGCCGACCATCAAGGGGCACAGCCGGATTGAAACCGAGTTCTTGGACAGCACAATGGAAGAGTGGAACGTGCCTTGCCCTGGGTGCGGCCATTTCCAGCCGCTTGTGTGGGGGCAAATCAAATTCGACAAGGACGACCTGACAAAGCCTATCCTGTATGAGTGCGAGCGCTGCGGGGAGGTATTCGGGGAATACGAGTGGAAGCGCCAGGGCAGGTACGGACATTTCGTAGCGAAGAATCCAAACGCAGAGGCGCGCGGCTTTCACCTGAATACACTGGCCTCCAACTTCTGCGGCTGGCACGAAGTTGTGGAGAAACACCAGCTTGCCACCGAGCTATTGCGCCAGGGGGACCCAGAGAAAATGAAAACGTGGGTCAATACGGAGTTGGGCGAGACATGGGAAGAGCCGGGCGACCGGGTGGACGAGGGCGCGCTTATTACCAGGCGGGAGTTGTACGGCGCGGAGGTGCCGGACGACGTGCTGGTGCTGACGGCGGGCGTGGACGTACAGGCGGACCGATTCGAGGTGGAGGTTGTGGGCTGGGGCGTCGGCAAGGAGAGCTGGGGCGTCCGCTATCAGAAAATCATCGGGGACACGATGGAAAATCCCGTGTGGGAAAATCTGGACGCTTTTCTGCTGACGCCGTTTCACAAGAAGGATGGAACGGCGCTTTACATTTCCGCCGTGTGCATCGACAGCGGCTACAGGTCCAATCAGGTTTACAGCTTTACCGTGGACAAGTTCAACCGCTATGTGTTCGCCATCAAGGGCAAGGGCGGACAGGGCGTGCCGTACATACGCAACCCGTCCACGGATAACCGGGTCAAGACGCCGCTGTTTACCATCGGCGTTGACGCCGGTAAGGAATTTATATACCAGCGCTTGCGCGTCACCGAGCGAGGGCCGAACTACTGCCATTTCCCATCCGACGAGGGAACCGGGTATGACGCGACCTATTTCAAAGGGCTGGCAAGCGAAATGAAAATCACGCGGTTCCGCAAGGGGAAAATGACCGTCTCCTGGGTGCTGCGGGACGAGGGATACAAGCGCAATGAGCCGCTGGACCTGCGCAACTACGCGACGGCGGCGCTGGAAATCTACAACCCGCCCCTCCAGAAGCCGGAGCCAGGAGCGGGACAACTACCACGCCGGAAGGGGTGGCGGAAATTAAGCGGCGGCATTGGGGGTGTATAAATGGCTGTATTCAGTAAAGAGCTTTGCAGGCAAAGGCTGAAAATCTGGCTTGCGGCGGAGGAAGCCATCGCAACCGGGCAGCGATACCAAATCGAAGGGCGGTCCCTGACGCGGGCGGACTTGTACGACGTGCGGAAAGAACTTGAATACTGGGCCGGGAAGCTGGCCGAGGCAGAGAGCGAGGAACAAAACGGGGGCAGTATCAGAGCCTATCATTTTGTTCCTCGTGACGTTTAGGGGTAACGGGGTCCCCGCGAAAGCCCAGCAAAGCGGGTTTCGTGGGGAGAGGACGAGCACCGGAATGAGTGAGCTTTCGCAGCAGGCGGAAGCGAAGGATATGGAGGTCGCGAGGACGACATGGCGAAGATGAATTTTCTGGACCGGGCCGTTGCCGCCGTCTCGCCGGTACAGGGCTTGAAGCGCGCCACCGCAAGACGGGCGCTGGAAGTCACGAACAGCGGGTACGGAAACTACGGCGCAAACCTGACAAAGAAAAGCCTGATTGGGTGGCTCTTTCGCGGAGGGAGCGCCAAGGAGGACATAGAGGACAACATCGACACACTCCGCCAGCGGTCCCGTGACGCATACATGGGAATCCCAACAGCAAGTGCCGCATTGAAAACACTCTGCACGAATGTTGTGGCGGGAGGACTGATACCATCCCCGCAAATCGACGCAGAGGTTTTGGGGCTGACACGAGAGCAGGCGGAAGAACTGCAAAGGAAAATCATGCGGGAGTTTGCGCTATGGGCGGACACGACGGATTGCGACGCGGACGGCCTTGGGAACTTCTACAAGCTCCAGCAGCTCGCCTATATGGGATTCCTGATGAATGGGGACAGCTTTGCGCTGCTGCCGTTCAAGGAGCGGCCAGGGAGCCAGTACGCAACAAAGGTGCAAATCATTGAAGCGGACCGCATCTGTTCCCCTGACGGGTACGACCGCCTTGTGCCGGACTATGTGAGGGGATACCACGTACACAGTATCGTCCAGGGCGTGGAAACGAACGAGGACGGTATGGTAGTGGCCTACTGGATATGCAACCGGCACCCGCATTCCAGTCTCGCCGTGCAGAGCGGGACGCTGGAATGGACGCGGGTGGAAGCCTATGGAGCCGCCGGGAGGCACAACGTCCTCCACGTTATGACACGGGAACGAGCAGGCCAGCTCCGGGGCGTACCAATCCTTGCGCCGGTCCTGGAAACGCTGAAACAACTGGGGCGGTATACCCAGGCAGAAATCGACGCCGCAGTAATCAGCGCGTATTTTACAGTGCTGGTTAAACCGGCGTCGGTGCAAACCGGGCTACCTGTCGGCCAGTACATACCGAAGGAAGCGCAGGTGGACAGCGCGGACCCAGGCAGTATCGAAATGGGGCAGGGGACCATCCTCTCATTGAATCCGGGGGACGATGTAGCCTTTGCGGACCCGACGCACCCGAACACCGCCTACAATGCGTTCTTTGACGCAATGGTTAAAGAAATCGGCGCTGGCATGGAGATACCGCCGGAAGTGCTGGAAAAGCAGTTTACGCAGAATTTCAGCGCGGCGCGGGGCGCACTCAACGAGTTTTGGCGAGTGTGCGACGTGAAGCGGGACGAGTTTGTGGACAGCTTTTGCCAACCAATTTATGAGCAGTTCCTCGCGGAAGCGGTAGCACGGGGCCGTGTCCACGCGCCCGGATTCTTCACCGACCAGGCAAGGCGAAAAGCCTACTGCGCCTGTGTGTGGCCGGGACCGGCCCGGACAAGCCTCAATCCGGTGCAGGAGGTCAGCGCGGCCATCCAGCGGGTGGAAGCCGGATTTTCTACGGCGCAGCGGGAAACAGCGGAAATGACCGGCGGGGACTATATGCGCAACATGGAACAGCGGATGATGGAGGCGGAGAAAATGCGCAAGCTCCGGGAAATCCTGAATCCGGCACCGCCGCCAACGCCAACGCCGACACCGGAGCCGCAGACGGGAGACGGCGAGGGAGAAGAGGACAAGACCACAGAGGGAGGGACAGGAAGTGCCTAATAAATTCTGGCAATTCCGCAATCAGACGGACGGAAGCGCGGAACTGCTGCTGTACGGAAATATTGCGGGAGAAAAAAGCTGGTACAGCGACGACGTGACGCCAAAGCAATTTGCCGAGGACCTGGCCGCGCTGGGAGCGGTCAGCAATATCACGGTCCGCATCAACAGCGGCGGCGGAGACGTGTTCGCGGCGGTGGAAATCGGGAACCTGCTGGAACAGCACCCGGCCAATGTGACCGCCCGAATCGGTGGCGTATGCGCGTCGGCGGCAACCGTCGTTGCCAGTCATTGCAACAAGGTGATTGCCGCAAACGACAGCACCTACATGGTACATCCGGTCAGTATGTATTGCGGATACGCCAATGCGGCGGACCTGCAAAAATACCTGGAGGCGCTGGCGACCATCAAAGAAAATATCATCAGCCTTTATGCCAAAAAGACCGGGCGAACGAAGGATGAAGTGACGGCCTGGATGGACGCGGAAAGCTGGTGGACCGGGCCGAAGGCCAAGGAAAACGGCTTTGTGGACGAGCTGACAGACGAGGAAGCGGGCGCTACCTACGAGAACCGGGGCGGCGTCCTTTTCGTCAACAGCGTCAGCATGGGGGCCAAGTTTGATAAAGCCCCGGAGTTTGTGCGAAACCGCGTGAAGCGGGTCGTAGATAATCAACCGGCGGGACAGCCGGAAAAACAACAGGAGGTACAGAGAATGGACCCGAAAGACAGCATCAAGACCGTGGACGACCTGCGGAAAGCATACCCCACGCTGGTTGACCAAATCGAGCAAGCGGCGATGTCGGAAGCGGCAGAGGCCGCGACCAACGCCGAGCGGGCGCGCATCCAGAGCATTGAGGATATGGCCTTGCCTGGCAGCGAAAAGCTGGCAACGGAAGCCAAGTTCGGCAAGGCCATGAGCGCGGAGGACTTTGCCAAGGCTATGGTCAAGAACGCCAAGACCCAGGGCGCGACCTATCTGGCGCAGGTGCAGAAGGACGCGGACACCAGCGGCGTCAACGGCGTCACCAACACCCCGCCCGCCGACAAGACCGAGGGCGACGCATTTATCGCGGCAATCAAGGGCGTTGCGCCCAAGAACTAAGGGGGAGGAAAACGACATGAGCATGGACCTTGCAGTAAAGACCTACCGCTACGACCCGCATCACTTTGAAGCGGGCACCGGCCCCGTCGCCAAGGCCGTGAAGGAAGCGGCGGCAGACATCCCGGCTCACGCCCCCGTGGCGCTGGACGGCGACGGCAAACTGGCGTTGCTGACGGCGGACAACAAGGCCAGTGTCTACGGCCTCGCCCCGGACAGCATCCGGGCGGGCGAAGAGGGGCCGGTGTGGCTCACTGGCGAATACTTTGCCGACAGCCTGGCGCTGGTGGACGGTGTGACCGCCGCAGACATCGAGGTTGCCTTGCGCAACATCGGGATTTTCCTGAAATAACAATTCCCGCTCTCTGTTAAGAGGGCGGGAAAATTTTTGCACTTGAACGGAGGAAACAATTATGCCGAACACGATTGACATTTACCAGCCCAGATACCTTGCCGAAGTGGTGCGCTCCGCGCCCCCGGTCCATACATTCCTGCGAGATACGTTCTTCACGAACATCAAGACCTTTGCCACGGAAGAGGTTGACATCGACATCGTGAAGGGCGACCGCGAGATGGCGGCGTTCGTCCACCCGAAGATGGGCGCGGAGACGATGGAGGAAGAGGGCTACGAGACTAAGAGCTACAAGCCCCCCATGGTCAACCCCGACATCGTGACCACGGCGGAGAGCTATATGCACCGCGCGCCGGGCGAAACCATTTACAGCGAGCGGACCCCTGCGCAGCGGGCGGCGGAGCAGCTTGTACGGGAGTACCAGCGGCTTGACGATTCCATCAGCCGCCGGGAGGAATGGATGTGCGCCCAGGCGCTCACCACTGGAGCGATTCAGATTGTGGGCAAGGGCGTCAATGAGGAAATCGACTTTGGCTTCACAAACAAGGTCGTGCTGACCGGCACGGAACAGTGGGGCCAGAGCGGAGCGGACATCCTCGGTATGCTGGACGACTGGGTAGATAGGGTCTACACCAACGGCTTTGCCAATGTGGACCGTATCATCTGCGGACGGCAGGCGTTGAAGCTGCTGAAAAACGACAAGGGCATCCTGGAAAAGATGGACAACCGGCGCTATCAGGCCGGGGAGTTCAACGCCCGCGACCTGCCCAACGGCGTCCGCTATCACGGGTATCTGACGGATTCCGGCCTGGAGATTTACTCCTACAAGGAAGTCTATGTGGACCGTTTGACCGACCCGGCGCACCCGGCGATTCGCAGGATGATTCCAGACAACATGATGCTGATGATTTCCCCGGACGTGGACTTCATGCGGGCCTACGGACTTTGCTCCTACTACAACGACGCCAAGCAGCTTGTCACCGTGGAGACGCCGCGCCTGCTCAACTCCTACATCGGCCACAAGCCGGAGAGAAGGGTCCTGGAGGCTTTTGCCCGGCCTCTGCCTATCCCCGACAAGGTGGATAGCTGGCTGGTTGCTACCGTGTGCTGATGGAGGGAATGGAAATGGCGAGAGGCAAGAAAACGGATAAGAAGAACACCGACACCGCCCCGGAGGTGCTGGAGCGAGCCGAGGATACTGCCCCCGCCCCGGAGACGCCGGAGCAGACCGAGGGCACCGCCCCGGTCCCGGAGACGCCGGAGCAGGCCGAGGATACTGCCCCTGCCCAGGAGACGCCGGAGCAGGCCGAGGATACCGCCACCGCCCCGGAGACGCCGGAGCAGGACCTTTTTGCGGGCATCCAGAATCCGTGCGTATACTGCGGGCCGACCGTGCGCGGCGTGGCGCGGCAGTACACCACATACCAGGGCGGGATCCCCGACGCGCTGCGGGACTTTATCAAGGAACACCCGGAAGCGCGGTGGCTTATCGTCTCCACAGCGCGGTTTCCCGCTACGCGCAAGCGCCTTGACACGCCGGGGACGGCGGAGGCGAAGCTCTACAAACGGGTCAAGGAGCAGCTTTAGGAAATGAAAATCCTGTTCGACTATGGCGTAGGCGGAGAACCGGAATGGTCCCCGCCTACGTTTAAGCAATGCGCGGCGACGGACATCCACGCCGCGTTTCTGAACCCGGACGAACACGGAGAGGTACGGACAATCCGCTATGACGGCGTGGAATATGAGGACATCACCGTGATAGAGAGCGGGCCGAAGGAGGGCAAACGGTCCTCCGTTGTGCAGATGCAGCACGATTTCGGCCAAGGTCTATATAAGCGGACTGTTATTCTCTACGTTGCGGAAAAGAATCTGAACAGCGTCAAGCCGGAACAGGGGTCCATGCTGTCCATGAACGATGAAGAGGGCGGTACGTTCTTCCACAAATACCGCGTGGCGGAATCGGGGACGGAAATGGGGATGTTCCGGTTGAAGCTGGAGGAAGTGGACGAATGAACACGGAAGCAAGAAGCAACGCAATCACCGGGTCCATCACCGTCACGGTCAACGAAGCGGCGGGACAGGCGGCTATCGAGCGGGCAAAGGCGCTGCTGGCCGGTATCCCTGGCGGCGTGGACAAGGCTATGAAAGCCTCCATGAGCCGGACTGTTGACAGGCTGCGGCGGGAGAGCAACGAAGCCATCCGGGAGAAGTACGACATCACGGACGCAGGAATCCGCGCAGAGAAAAATGTGCGGGTCCGCTACAGCTACCAAAACGGCGTGCAGGCGACCGTCACGTTCTCCGGGCGCAAGATACCGCTGTACCGTTTCGGCGGGGCCTATCCCAAGGTCCCAACGCAGGACATCGCGGCGGGAAGAAAGCCGGTCATGGTGAAGGGCGCATGGACAATGCAGTATCAGGGAGTGGCCGCACGAGGCCATCAGTTCCAGGACACCAGCCCAACGCAGTTCATGGACGCTTTTGTAGCGCAGATGAAGTCCGGGCACATCGGAATCTTTGAGCGGACCGGTGGAAGCACCAGCGAGGGCAGCGACGCCATCCGGGAAATCATGGGGTCCTCCGTGGCGCAGATGGTAGGAAACCAGCAAGTGGCACAGAGGTTGACCGAAAGGGCCTATGAGACGTTTGAAACAGAACTGGACAAGGCGGTGTACCGAATCCTGACGGGCTGGAGGTAGGACCATGCAGAGAGTGACCTTAGAGAATGAAACAAAGGTGGGCCTGCTGTTCGCGCTGAAAGACTTTACCGCAGAGACGGTGAAGGGCCTGCTTATGCCGGTCAAGCGGCAGAAGCAGGACGAGCGGGAGCCGCCCCGCAGGACGGCGGATGTGTTCTTGGCGCGTTTGCCGGATATGACATCGTTCGAGAAAAAGGCCCCCTTCATTCTACACCAGGCGGTGACAGGTGAGGACGGACTAAAGAACGTCAACAAAGGGACGGGCCGGGAATCCAGGTTAGAGCTGCAAAGCTACGCCGTTATCCGGTCTGTATTCTGCGTGTATCACCCGAACGAAGAAGAGGGCGGATTGGCACTCCTGAACATCATGGAGGAAATGCGCATTGCGCTCCTGATGTACCCAACGCTGAACAAAACCTTTGAGCTGGACTTAAAGGAAGGTATCAGCCAAATGGTCTACCCGGAGACAGGCGAGCGGGGCACAGCGCCGTTTTACCTGGGGGAAATGGTGACGGCCTGGAAGCTGCCGCCGGTAACAAGAATCAATGCGGCGCGGGTGGCGCACGGCTGGCTGCCGGACGACAAGACCGTAAGGCACCTGCAAGACAATATTCCGAAAACGGACCCAAGAATCTGAAAGGAAAGGATCTGAAAGCAAATGGCGAAGAAAGAAAACGGCGCACCTATGACGGGGCCGGAAAACAAGGGGAACGAGAAGAAGAGCCGGGCGGGGACGTGTCCCTCCGGCTTTTATATTTACATCGGACCCAACATCAAGAAGCACATCCAGACCGGGACCATCTACAGGGGGACGCGGGCAAACGCACTGAAACAGGCGGCGGAGGCTATCGAGGCGCACCCGCTGGTCAAGACCCTTATTGTTTCCGGCGACGCGCTGCCGGAGGCCCGCATCAAGGTCAAAACACCAGGAAACACACTGTACGCCAATTACAAGAAACTGGCGGGAAAGGAAGGTAAGTAACGATGGCGAAACTCGGCGTACACATTTTTGAACAGGCTACGTCCGTTCAGACGCCGAAAGTGGCAACGGTGGGAATCCCCTTTGTGGTGGGGACTGCGCCGGTTCAGTCTGCGGCGAAGCCCGCCAATCCCAATGTGCCTGTGCTGGCGACAAGCTGGGCGGAGGCGGTGGAAAAGCTGGGCTTTTCCTATGACTGGGAGCGCTATACCCTGTGCGAGTTCATGTACTCCCACTTCCAGCTTTTCGGGGCGCAGCCGGTCATTTTCTGCAACATCAGCGACCCGGACAGCATGAAGCGTGAAGAAGCGGCGGCGGACTACAGCGTGGCCGACCACAAGGTTTCCCTCTCCGTGGACGCGATTGCGGACACTATCAAGGTCAGCATCAAGGGCGGCACCGCAGAGGGAACAGACGAGACGGCCCCGGCGCAGGTGTTGGAGCGGGACGTGGACTACAGCATCCTTTACGACCGGGACGACACAGATACATACGTCTGCATCGTGGAACTGCTGGAGGATGGCAGCGCATACGACGCGGAGACGGTGAGCATTGCATACAGCGCGGTGGACCCCACGACCGCAACAGTGGCCGACGTGGTGGACGGGATTGCCCAGGCGGACGCCTGCCTGACGGTGGTGGGGCTGGTCCCGGACCTTATCACGGCTCCCGGCTGGTCCCACAATACCGTTGTGGCAGCTGTGATGGCGACCAAGGCGGCGGCGGTCAATGGACTGTTCAAGGGCAAGGCCGTTATCGACGCGGACAGCAGCGAGGACGGCGTAACCGAATATTCCCAGCTCTCCGGCTACAAGAACAAAAACAACTTTGTGGATGTGGACCAGATTTTGTGCTGGCCTATGGTGCAGCTCGGAGACTACCGCTTCCACCTGTCTACCCAGCTCTGCGGCCTGATGGCGACGGTGGATGCGGGGAACCGGGGCATTCCCTACGAATCCCCCTCCAACAAAAACCTGAAAATGGACGCCTGTGTGCTGGCGGACGGCACGCCGGTCAACCTGACGTGGAACCAGGTGGACCTTATCGCGGGGAGCTGGGGCGTCGTTACGGCGGTCAACTTCCTGGATTCCGGCTGGGTCGCCAAGGGCAACTACACCGCCTGCTATCCGGGCAATACGGACGTGAAGGACCAGTTCATTCCCGTGTCCCGTATGTTTGACTTCATCGGGAACACCCTCATTCGCACGTTCTGGTCCAAGCTGGACAAGCCCCTGACCCCAGCGCTGCGGGACAGCATCTTGCAGACCTGCAACATCTGGCTGGGCGGGCTGACCGGCGGCGGATACCTTTACGGGGCGCGGTGTGAAATGCTGGCAGAGGAAAACCCGCTGACCTCCCTGCTGGACGGCATTATCACGCTGCACGTCTACAACGCACCGCCCGTTCCCGCGCAGGAAATCGACTTCATCCTGGAATACGACGTTTCCTACATGGAAACGGCACTGGCGGCGTAAGGAGGAATAGAGCATGATTTATCCGAACGGACATATTGACTACCTCATGTACGAGAACGGCGGGGCGCTTATCGGCGTCGCAAAGGTGACGATGCCCCCCATCAAGTACAAGACCGTCACCGCTACGGGCGCGGCGCTCATGGGCGACGTGATTATCCCCCTGGCAAGCATGATTGAGGCTATGACCATCAGCATCGAGTTTTCCAGTGTGGCGGACGCAATCGTGCAGCTCGGCACAAACGAGTGGCACGATGTAGCCCTGTACCTGGCAGACCAGTATTTTGACGGCGTGACCCGCAAGGAAGAGCTGGAGCCGATTCGATTTGAGATGTCCATCCGTCCCACGGAAACCAACCAGGGGACCATCCAGACGGCCAGCGCCGCAGACGCCTCCGGGACCTACAGCGTGTGTAAGTACACGGTGTATAAGAACGGGGCAAAGGTTATTGACATTGACCAATTCAACCAGGTCCACGAAATCAACGGAGTGGACAATGCCGCCCTGGTGCGAAAGGCTATGGGCATGATGTAATAACGACCAAGCCGCCCATTCACGCGATGGAGGGGCGGCTTATCGAATACAGGAAGGAGTAATTGACCTATGAGCAAGGAGAAAGAGCTGGACCTGAAAACTGTGCAGGAGGACGCGGCGGAGGCCGAGCGGGTGGCCGAGGAAGCCAAACAGGAGCAGGAAACCGGGAGCTATACCCACACGTTCAAGACGCCGTTCCAGTGGAAGGGCCGCACATTTGAGAGCCTGACCTTTGACTGGGCCTTGCTGAAAGGCAAGGACCACCTGGAAATCGAGCAGGAGCTTCTTGCGAAGGGCCGCACGCTGGTATCTCCGGCCTTTACCGGGGATTTTCTGGCGGGCATGGCGGCGCGGGCCTGCACCGAGCGGGACGAGAACGGCAAGCGTGTCATCGACGGGCAGGCCGTTGTGGAAATGGATATGGCGGACTTCCAGGCCATTACGAGGAAAGCGCGGGGTTTTTTACTGCGTGCGGGATAAAAACCGTCCCGCTTTGGCTCCAGAAGCAATGTATCCTCCTGGCACGGAACAACGGCGGCTCCCCGCTGGACTGGACCGGCATACCGCTTACACAGCTCGGCGGATGGATACAGGCGACCAACGAGTTAAACGAAAAAAAGTAGGTGCGGAACATGGCGCAAAAACAGTATTCCTTTGACTTTGTTTTGAACGCCGTGTTAAACGGCGGATTTTCCGGCGCGTTCACAAAGGCACAGCAGGAATTTATACGGCTGGGCGCGGAAATAAAAAACCTCCAGGCAATCCAGCGGGACGTGAAAGCCTACGAGAAGCAGGCGGCGGCAGTACAAAATACCTCACAAAAGCTGGAAAACCTGAAACGGCAGTACGAGCTTGTCAACCGGCAAATCGGGGAAACCACTGGCTCCACCACCGCGCTTGAACGGGAAAAGCTGAAACTGGAGCAGCGCATTTCCAACACGAAAGCGGCGCTGGAAAAGCAGAAGCAAAAGCTGGTAGAGACGAAGGACCGGCTGGACGCGGCGGGGGTAAGCACATCCGACCTCGCCAACAAGGACGCAGAGCTGACCGCCAAAATCCAAGAGCTGACGGTCGAGCAGAAGAAGGCCGCAGAGGGAGCGGGAGAGTTCGGAAATGCTGGCGTGCAGGCCATAGAGGCCGTAGGCGGCGCGATTGCCGCCGCCGGGATTGCCGACGCAATGAAGGGAATCGCGGACGCCTACATAGAGTGCGTGGGAGTAGCCGGGGACTTTGGAGAGGCTATGTCCGCCGTGGAAGCAATCGCAAATTCCAATATCTCGGAAATGGCGGCGCTGACGGCGGAGGCAAAGGAACTGGGCGCGACAACCAAGTTTACCGCACAGCAGAGCGCAAACGCGATGGAGTACATGGCGATGGCGGGATGGGATGCGCGGGAAATGCTGAACGGCATGGACGGCGTTATCAACCTGGCGGCAGCAGCCGGGGAGGATCTGGCGCAGGTGTCCGACATCGTGACGGACAACCTCTCCGCGTTCGGCCTGCAAGCGTCGGACACCGCGCACTTTGCGGACGTGCTGGCGGCGGCAGCGGCCAACTCCAACACCAATATCTCCATCATGGGCGAGACGTTCAAAAGCTCTTCCTCTGTCGCCGGAGCACTGGGGTACAGCATTGAGGACGTGGCCGTGATGGTGGGCCTGATGGCGAACAATTCTGTGAAGGGGTCCCGCGCAGGTACAGCGCTGCGCAATATCTTCAACGGCCTGCTGGGCGGCGTGACGCTGACGGCAAAAGCCTTTGGAGAGCTGGACTACTCCGCCGTCAATTCGGACGGTTCCATGAAGGGCCTGATGGAAACGGTGGAGGACCTGCGGGGGTATTTCAGCCAAATGACCGAGGCGGAACGGGTCAACAACGCTATGACGATTGCCGGTATGCGCGGCTACAACGGACTGCTTGCAATCCTGAACGCCACGAACGACGACTTCCAAAGCCTATATAACTCCGTCACCAACTGTACCGGAGCGGCACAGCGGATGGCGTCGGTGAAGCTGGACAACCTGAATGGCGACATCACCCTTGCAAACTCCGCAATGGAGGCCCTGCAATCCACCATCGGCGAGCAATTCACACCGGAGCTGCGGGAACTGACGCAGTTAAAGACGGAGCTGCTGAACGGACTGAATGATTTCATCATTGAAAACCCGGTGCTGGCAAAAGGCGTTATGGCTGGCGCGGCGGCGTTCGGCGTCATGGGGACCGCTATTATCGGCGCAAACGCGGCTATCAAGGTTTTCAAAGCGCTGGAACTGGCGACGCTGTTCACCGGCCCGGCGGGGGTCTTACTGGGCGTTGCCGCCGGAATTGCAGGCGTGACTGCGGCGGTAGTGGGTTTTGTGGAAGCCACGCGGGACGGCGGACCGGCGGTTAGAGAGCTGACCGTGGCCGCACGGGAACTGAACGAAGCCATGGAGGAAGCGGAAACCTCTTATGAGGGCGCGGCGGCTGAAATCCTGGCAACGGCAAATACGGCTGATTTTCTGATTGGAAAGCTGGAGGAAATGGAGGCCGCAGAGGGAGAGAACGCGAAACAAAGCCAGGATTATCAAAACACGCTGGCGCTTCTCCTGCGGACCATGCCGGAACTGTCCGACTGTATCAGCACCACAACGGACGAGTACGGGCGGTCCACCTACGCGCTGGAAACTGATACGGCGGCGCTCCGTGCCAACACGGAGGAATGGAAGAAAAACGCCCAGGCGAAAGCCTATCAGGACTACCTCAACACCGTGTACGACCAATACGGGGAAGTCCTGCAAGAAGCAGCGGAAAATGAAATCGGGCTGACCATGGCGAAGTACAAGCAGGAAGAGGCCAGCCAGAAGTACAACGACGCCATTGAGCGAATGAACGAGCTGTGGACCGAGGCCAGCGAAAAGGCAGAGGAACAGAACCGGGAATACGGGACGCTGACGGACGCCACGGCGTTTCTTTCCCAGGAATACTATGATTTGCAAAACTCCCTTGGGAATCTCGATCAAGAGCTGTTTGACGCACAATCCGATGTGGACGCGCACGAAAAGGCCATTGAAAAGGATGCGGAAGCTGTAGCCGCTGCCGAAGAGGAAATGTCGCTTTTGGAGAAAGCGGTCCAAGACATAATGCGCGAGCTCGGCCTATACACGGAGGAAGAAGAGAATCTGACCGCGCAGGAAGCGGCGGTCCGGGAAGCGCTGGACGGGACAATGGCATCCGTGCAGGCGTTGACGGAGGCATACGCGGACGCCTACGACGAAGCCCTGGAGAGTTTTTCCGGGCAGTTCGGATTGTTCGACGAGGCCAAGGCGGACGCGGAGGCAACCGTGGAGGCCGCACAAGCGGCACTGGATACGCAGCTTTCCTTCTGGCAGGGGTACGCCTCCAACATTTCGGCCCTGAAAGAAATATCCGCCGAGGACTTGGGCGTGACCCAGGAGAACTACAATGAACTGATGGAGTACGTCAGGAGCGGAACACCGGAGGCGGCGGGGCTGGCCGCTGACATGGTAAAGGCTGTAAACGATGGAAATACCCAGGCATTGACCGACCTTGCAAACACGCTGGGAGAAATCAGCGAGAGCCAGGACCAGGCCGCGCAGGACGTGGCCGAATGGACTACAGGGCTGATGGAACAGACAGAGCAGCTTATCCGAGATATGGAAGAGGAAATCGGGGCGCTGGATATGTCGGAAGAGGCCAAAGAAAGCGGGAGAGCCACAGTACAAGCCTATATCGACCAAGCGGAAGATATGCTTCCACAGGTACGAAGCGCCTATGCGAGCGTTGCGCGGGCTGCGTCTCTTGCGCTGGGACCGGCCAAATATACCGACAGCGCGTGGTATGCAAACAACGGACGCGGCTATGCCAGCGGAACATCAAACGCGCCGCCGGGCTGGGCATGGGTAGGCGAAGATGGGCCGGAACTGATGCGGATGCACGGCGGGGAGCAGATACTACCCAGCCACGTTTCGCAGGAAGTGGAGCAGACCTACCGGGCTTACAGCAAATACAGCGGGGAATACGAGGCGGCGAGGGCTATTCAAGGAATCCGGAGCAGCACGCGACCGGCGCTGGAAGTCGTTGCCGGGGGGCAGACCTCCAGCGGGACCAAAATGGAAATGCACTTCCACATCGAGGCCGGGGCGTCGCCGGAGACGGTGAACGCATGGCAGGACTACGCCAACCGGGGCGAGCTGAAAGCAACCATCCTGGAAGTGATGGAGGAAGCAGACGCAGACGTGAGAAGGAGGAGCATGGTGTGAGCGGTTCCTATACGACGGTCCAGGGCGACACCTGGGACCTTATCGCGTACCGGAAACTGGGAAGCACCGACTATACCGACCAGCTTATCAGCGCGAACCTGGAACACGTCGGGAAGCTCCTATTCCCGGCGGGGGTCACGCTGCGCCTGCCGGAAATTGGGTCGAAGCCAAACACGAACCTCCCCCCGTGGAAACGGTAGCGAGGTAACGACATGGCAGAAAAGGTGCTTGCCCGGCGGACATCGGTTGATGTTATGTTCGGCGGGACGGATATTACAAAGGACATCAAGCCTTATCTCCTGAATCTCGTCTACACAGACGACACGGACGACCTGGCCGACGACCTGAAAATCGAAGCGCAGGACCGGGACGGAGTGTGGAAGAAAAAATGGCTGACGGAGGCGGTGGAAGCCGCTGCCGGGGGCAAGTTGTCTATCAGCGCAGTTATCAAGCCGGAAAACTGGAAGAAGGACGGGAAGCTGAAAACGGGGGCGTTCGAGCTGGACAGCGTGGACGCCTCCGGTCCGCCCGCCACGGTGACAATCAGCGCCTCCAGCCTTGCGTTTTCCTCTGACCTGCGCCAGACCAAGAAATCCAAGGCGTGGAAAAATTACAACCTGTCCGGCATTGCGTCGGAAATCGCGGCCAAGGGCGGCTTGAGCTGCCAGTATGAAGCCAGCACAAATCCGTCCTACGACCGGGTAGAGCAGACCAGACAGAGCGATATTGAATTTCTGCGGAAGCTGTGCCAGGACGCCGGTATCTCCATCAAGGCCACGGACGGGAAACTTGTGCTGTATGACCAGGCGGAATACGAAGCGAAAGCGCCGGTCCTCACCATTGAGGAAGGGGCGAAAGGCGGGTACATCAAGTACAAACTCCACTCCGGCTCGGCGGATACGCAGTATGCAAAGTGCCGTATCCGGTACATGGACCCGAACACGGGGAAGTGTATCGAAGGGACGGCGGAGGACAGCAGCGTTTCCGGGGACCAATGCCTGGAGGTAAAGGCCAAGGTCGGAAGCGTGGGAGAAGCCCAAACGCTGGCAAAAAAGTGTCTGCGCCTGCACAACAAACTGGCGAAAACTGCCACGTTCACCATGCCGGGGGATGTGGGACTTGTGGCCGGGGTCACGGTCCAGCTCAAAGGCTGGGGCGGATGGGATGGAAAGTACATCATCACGAGAGCCACGCACACGGTAGGCGGAGGCGGATACACCACGCAAATCAGGATACGGAAGGTGCTGGACTACTGATGCAGATTGAGGACATCGTGCGGGAAGGAAAAGTGACCGCAGTAAACGAAAGCAAGCGCATTGCGAAGGTATGGTTCGACGCCATGGGGATCGAATCGGACTGGCTGCCTGTGCTTATCAACCGGGACCGTATCGGGTCTGACGTGGTGGAGTGGGACGAAACACAGTGGACGGAGTTTGAAACCGAGTGGAAGGGGTCAAGGGCCGGGGACCCGGACTATGCGGACCACAAACACAAGCTGGTTATCAAGCCCTATATGCCAAAGGTCAACGACCTGGTGCTGGTGCTGTACTTCCCCGTGTTCAACGGGGACGGTGTGATACTGGGGGGTATAAAACCATGGAAATAAAAATGGGGCCCCCGCCGGAGCCCAGCGTAAGCGGGTCCGGTGGGGAGAGGAGGAGCCCCGGAATGAGTGAGCTTTCGCCGCAGGTGGAAGCGAAGGATATGAAGGGGGCGACGACGACGTGGCGCTGATTGGATACCTGGGGAAAAGCCCGGAGGATGGGATTTCGTTTATCGTATCCCGCGAGGTATTCCGCACGCCTATAAATTTGAGGTGGAGCGGGTCGGTCCGATACGCCACCCACGAGCGGCACAACACCCACGCCCTGACCGAGTTTACCGGAATAGACCCGGACCGCTTTTTGTTCGACATCCTTCTGACGGCGGAAATGGGCGTGGACCCGCTGAAAGAGGTGGTCAAGATTTGGGACTACGAGCGGGACGCCGAGGCGCTGGGGCTGGTCATAGGCGGGAAAGCCTATGGGAAATACCGATGGAATATCAAGAACCACGAAACCAAGATAGAGTACACCGACAAGAACGGAGATATGTATGCTGTGGAGGTAACGGTAGAGCTTCTGGAATATCTGAAAGGGGCGGACCAGAACACCAGCAGCGCGGCCCCGGCCACAGCGCCAGCCACGGCGGCAGCGACCGATACGGGCGGCGGGGACACGCCCGGCGGCGGGTCCGGCGGAACGACCTACACCGTCAAGAAAGGGGACAATCTCTGGACGCTTGCCAAAAAGTTCTACGGGAGCGGTACGGACTACACCAAAATCTATGAGGCGAACAAGGACACGATAGGGAAAAATCCGAACCTTATCTATCCGGGGCAGACCTTCACCATACCAGGATAGGAGGCGCGGCAATGGAGTACACTGTTTCGGCTACAGACCTTGCAAATATCCAACTGAACGAAGAGGACCGGGTAAAGGAAATCCTGCGCAATGTGGCCGTCATTCTGGCGACGCCGAAGGGCAGCGTTCCCATGTACCGGAGTTTTGGCCTGGACATGAGCTTTCTTGACAAGCCGATGAACGTAGCAAAAAACATGGCCGTTATCCCGGTGCGGGAGGCAATCGAGGAATGGGAGCCGCGCGCGGTATACAAGGATATGACCCTGTTCTTTGACCCGTCCAATCCGGGGAAGCTGGCCTTTACCGTGCAAATCGAAATCAAGGCAGGTGATTCAGCATGAGCCGAGGGGCGGAATACAAGTTTATCCCCACAGACCCGGAGGACATCATTATATGGCTGACGGCCATTTACGAGGAAATCATGAACGTAACCGTGCAGCCAGCAAGCCCGGAGCGGCACTTCATCCAGTGGATGGCGGAGGCAATCACACTGGAACGGGTGTTGACCAACTACACGGCGAATCAGAACATTCCGAGCCGGGCGGTGGGGGAAAACCTGGACGCGCTGGCGGAGCTGTTCTATACGCACGAGCGACCGCAGGCCAAGGCCGCGACCTGCACCATGCGCTTCACCATTTCTGAGCCGCAGGCGTTCGCCGTGCTGATACCGAAGGGAACCCGTGTAACGGACGCCAGGCAGACGCTTGTGTGGGAAACGCTGGAGGACGTGTATGTGAACATCGGGGAGACATACACGGATACCAAAGTCCAATGCCAGCGGGCGGGGAAGCAGGGAAACGGATATGTGAAGGGGCAGATAGATTCCATCATTGACCCGTTTGCCTATTCCCTCTCCTGCGAAAACTTGACCGAATCGGACGGCGGCGCGGACACGGCCACGGACGAGGAATTTTATGAGCTACTGCGTCTGAGCATGGACGGCTATAGCTGCGCCGGGGCGCGGGGCGGATACATCTACTTTGCAAAGCAGGTCAGCACAGAGATTGCGGACGTGATAGCGGCGTCTCCGACGCCGGGGGTGGTCAAGCTGTACGTCCTGATGGACGACGGCACACCGGCCACGGAGGAAATGAAGGAGCGGGTTTTGGCGGCGTGCAGCGCCGACGACGTGCGCCCGCTGACGGACTTTGTTTCCGTGGAGGACCCGGAGGACGTGG